TTGTTCTTCCCTGGGCATAAAATGCGTCTTGCTCCGCCACAGTGCGGAAGGTTTCGCCGATCTTGATCTTCAAGCCCTGTTCTGCGCATTTCTGCACAAGTGCAGCCGCGAGCTTCTGGAGCCGCGGATGGCACAAAGTAATATCTCTCACGTGATCACCTTCCTATTCTGCAAATACCCAATCATCAGCAAGCATATCCGCTTGTGATGCCAACCATCCCATCTGCACTCCAGATGTGCCCACAAATGCAATGGCTTTGTTGCCAATGGCATCATGCTCGCAATTCACAATCTGCCCGGATGCGTTCACATAGCTGATATTGGTTGCAATCTCAATGTACTGGCTTTTGCCATTCCATCCCTGTCTTGCTACTTTTAAACCACGTTTCAGATAGCGGATAGCGTCTGCAAATGAGAATGTAGCAGTACCGCCCAGCACCGGACAGTTTTTCTCATCTGCAATCTCCCATTCTTCAGACTGCATATTCATGAGCGTGTACTCTACACGCTGGGTCTCTCTGATATCAAGGAGATCTCCCTGATCAGGATCCTTCTGTCTGCACCGCATCATAATGGTTTCTTTTTCAGAATCCCAGTACCAGTATCCACCCCAGCCTGGAAGTTTCACCTTAGCTCCGGATTTCATCTTTTCAAATGCTTCTTTAAATTTCATTTTTTACCTCTTTTCTTTCATAAAAGTTGACAGCCCGGAAGAATATACTTCCAGGTTGTTGCACCGGTGCAACTCTGGTATCAATCGTGATCTTCCGGAATCGTTACCCCGGCATGAATCAGTTTCTCCGTCACCGCCAGGCCTCGGATCAGAAACTCCGGCACATTATATCCACACTCCACTAAATTTTCCAAGATGCTCCGGATTTCATTTACAAGCAACGAGGTCAATGTAAACCAGCCCAGTAATACCAGAAATCCCAGATCAATTCCTAAAAGATCTTTTCCAAGATGAATAAACAATGCCGGAATCAAAAATGCGACGGCAATGATGATCCAGTATCCTACTTTCTTCGCCGCTCCTTTCAATCCCGCCTTGCTGCTTTCTTTTCCCAGTTTTCTCGACTTATACCATCCAGTAAGCCAGTCCAGAATATTGCAGAGCAAATAGCCCGCAAAAATGTACCAGTAGGTTCCGAAAATTAATGTTAAAATCATCACTACTGAGCCTGCCACAGCATTGTAGCGATCAATGAAGGTTTTTGTCATGATTATCACTCTCTTTCTCTAATTTTATAAATTTTCATCTTTTAAAATTTAATAAATGTCGCTGTTTCTGGAGATTTGTATGGCATAATGCAATATCATTCATGATTTTCTCCTTTATTCAAGCCAAATCTCATAAATTTCTCCGAGTATACCAGATACTACGCTTCCACTACTTGCGCTATACAGTTGGAAATAAATGCGATCATTAAAGCTCTTTGCCGCACTTCTTAAATCGGACTCATAAACCATCTCACTATATGACAGACTAACTTTATCATTTGCCAAAAGATCAAAGTCGCTGTTTTGTTTTCCAAAAACATTCACGTAAAATCGATCATAACGTGCTGATGAGATTTTGCATCTCATTTTAAATTTAGAAAATGCGCTAAGATCCCACTTACCATTAGTTACCAATGTTCCGCCCGTCCAAGGACTGGATCCAACTTGACTATAAACAATGGCATTTGATGCAAATGTAATTCCCCCATTGTAAGTGTATTCATCACTAACAGAAATTCCTGCGATATTGTTTCCCCTATTGTATAGATATACATGGGTAGTAGTCGCGCTAACATCTGCTTGTATTCCATCATCAAGTCCCGTACAAAAGCTGGTGCAGGAAAAATAGTACTTTGTAAGTGGCTTCAATCCGGTAATATCGGCATAGTTATTCCCATTAGCTTGGTTCGGATTGCTTCCAGCCCCAGTGTAAACCCTCGTTCCGCCGCTCGCCCCCGGTGTTCCGTCAGTAGACATCTGGATGCGGATACCTTCCCACGGTCCCTTTGCCGGGTTCTTCCAGCTGACGCGGATCGTATTATGAGAGAGAGCGGCAGCACTAAAAGATATTGCAGACTGAATTTCCATCGTCCCAGTCCGAAGTACCCCATCTTTCCAATACTTCAACCCTTTTTTTACATACTTATCCTCTGCTGTCGCGCCGGCAGTTTGGCTCGCCAAGCTTGCTGTTGTAATTTTGCCTGATCCATTATGTATTCCAGCCGGAATGGTAACAGACTGCCCTGCTAAAAGTCCCGTACTGGACCATGCACCGCGATCTTCCTGTGTTCCTGTAATCGTTTTACCATTAACAACCGCTGTCTTGCCTTTTCTTATGTCTGAGTCTGCCGCGGTTCCACCGGTCTGGCTTGCAAGGTCTTTTGCCGTTACGGTTCCCTTTCCATCGTGATATCCTCCCGGAACCGTTACAGACTCTCCTGCTGCTAAGGTCTTTTTCCAGCCAGACTGATCTAACATTGTTCCTGTTGTTGGATCGTCTCCAGAATCTCCCGTGATAGCTGTATATGGGGCAAGGACATGTTTACGATTGGCTGTGCACTCATCTGATCCGGATCCGGCGGCTCCCTGCTTAATTAAATACGCGTCGGCCACTTTTTATCCCTCCTTCGAGTTCTCCTGAAGCCACTTCTCTGTCTTTTGTCTCCAAAGCCTCGGAACATCTTCAAGTTTCATTTCTCCTGCCTTGATACGCATACCATAAAATCTTGCCATTATTCCGCCACCCCTTCCATCTGCTCTGCAAGGTCACTCGTCGCTTCTCCAAGATCTTTGATAGCTCCATCCTGCGTCGCCTGTCCCTCTTCCAAGGCATCCAGACGCTTCTCTTCGGCAGTTTTCTCCCGTAAACCGAAGAGAACCTTCACAGTGCCATCTTCCTGTTCTGTAGCCTGAATATGAGGTTCCGTAAGAACCATTCCAGCATAGACACCAACAATTAGATCTGCACCATTCTTCACAGTGACCTCCTGAAGGTTCTCCTGAGTAAGTCTTTTCCATAACGGGATCACATCATCAGCAGACTGGCAGATTACCTGCAACGCTGTGAGGGAAGCTCCCGCCTCCAGTTCGATGGTTGAGCCATCCTTTAGGATCAGTTTATCTTTGTTCATATGAACTCCTTTCCGCCCTTCCTTATGGGCATAAAAATAGCCCTGGAATGGGCTTGTCTACAGGTAAATAAAAAGAACCATCACGGTGTAATCACCGAAATGGTACTGCACTTAAGCATCGTTTTGTTGACGTCAACAAAATCATCACGATTTTTCCCACATCGGGAAAATCGTATGTTAATCTTGATTCAAACAAATAACAATTTGAGTAAGTGCTTGCAGTACATACATTCAGAAACAGATGTTTTCGATTTTAACGACCCGAAAACTCCAGCAGGATACCATCGCCTGGGTGCTGCCGCCTCCTATAAAAATGCTCCATCGGGACTTGACGGAGTAAATTTTTGCACTGTGGAAATCGTTAGACCAACAATTTCAGATACATTAGCCATGACGATATATCCATATAAAAAGGGTATCAACCCACCAGTATGGTATAAAAGCGGAGGGTCAAACGAGTGGTCAACTCTTCCCTGGAACGTATATGCAACAAAGTCGGATTTAAATAGTGCGCTTATATATCGAGGTGATATAACTGGAGATTTAAACAGGGCTTCAAAAAATGGAATAACTCCTGGATATTATACTGTTGGAAATTCAAGTACAATTTCTAATGGTCCAAAAGGCATAGCATGGTGTCCTTTTATTCAGTTTTACGACAACTTTCACACTCAGATGATTATTGACACTACTGGACTTTTTGTTAGGAAATTTGCAGGAAATCCAGCAGCATGGATTGATTGGGCGCAATATTCTAAATCATGATTTTGTAGCTATGATAATAGCCTTTTTCCATTCTCCGTTGATTTTGTAGTTTGCGTTTACTCCATTAGGACCAACTCCTATGTATATTCCGTATTTCGAATCCTTCGAGCCGAATGATACAATTACTCCTCCGTTTTCCTCACGAATCGAAAGAGTTGCATCAAGGCCTGTCAAATCCGACTTTTGTGCATATTCGCTCCATCCATAATCAGTGCCCTCACTGACATAATGTGCCCACATATTTCTGCCGCCTTTAAGCCAGGAAATAACCGTGTGCCAGCCAGACACTGATCCGAAGACAAGTGCAAATCCCTCCTGACCGTATGTAAGACCGGCTTTGTATGGAGTATTTGCGGTTTTGTAATTCCAGCGCACAAAAGTAGGCGATGAATAGTCGGCAAAAAGATCGGAACTAATAATCGCCTTACTCAAATTGTTATTAGTCGTATCAATCAGCTCCTTCAGCGCCTTCCCCTGTGTGGCATCCAGCGGATTTCCTTCCACTGTAGCCAGAAGATTATTGACAACCTGAGATTTCGCCAACAGCTTGTTCGCGACCTGTTCTGCAAGCGCATCAAGAAGCTCCTGAGCAGTGACCTCTCCACCTCCTGCCAGATTCTCCGTATCCGTTGCAAGCATTTTCTCCAACTTTTTAAGCACCACCTGCGCCTTCGGTATACGTTTCAGTTCTCCGCCGTCCTCAGCAATAAAATACTGGCTGTCATTCAAATCTGCGGCCGGTACCGTACACAGGTTTTTTGTCTTTGTTTCGCTCATTCTGTCTCCTTTCCGCAGGTCAAGTAAACTCCATCATTGTCCACCAGCTGAACCCCTGCATTGTCCGTAAGATAGATATTCAGATCCTTATCTCCGCCACCTTCATCAATCCGGCTGGCCGTCGCAAGAATTCCTCCAATTACGGTCCACATCCCTATGCCCCCTTAATCTTCAGAGGCAGATCCATGGATGGCTTTTCGAAATTACAGTACGCCGTAAACTGCCCTTCTTCTGTTACAATACGATCCACTTTGTCCCATTCTTTTCTAAGCCTTGTCTTCTCTGTTTTTGATGTGATATCAGCCGCACACTCAATGAATGGGCGGTCCGTATCCAGCATTCCTTCAACCTTAATTGTCTGCGCATACGGCGGTGTACTTGTCCATCCTGCCTCCGTCAGCGTCACTGATTTTTCCCCATACAGCCTGTTTACTGCCGTGTTGGTATTATTCATATCCAGTGCTCCGAAGCTCGTACCTTTCTGGGTGTACGTGGTCGCATCCTTTAATGTAACCTTCCCTTCCGTATCCGTTGTCATTTTATATTTCCGTTCTCCCTCAAAGAGATCATCCTTGTAATCAGTCTTTAACATCTGAAATCACCTCCTCCCAACGTGAATGCCAAAGACTTTCTTCCCGCAAGTGCTCCGGTGAAATTATTGTGCATAATGAGGCATGCCGATTCGATCCGGTTCAGCTCCTCCCATGTGATGAACGGCTGGTTATCCTGATAGGTTTTCCGCACTCCCACATCAAACGGATATGTTCCTTCACAAATATGGTCCACATTTGCCTCAAACCGGTTGATCTCATCAGCGTAAAATCCGTAATCTGTATACGTCTTATCCTCACCCATCTCCTCAAAAGGAAACTCTTTCCACAATTCTCTGGACATATCCCGGAGTTCATTCAGATTATTTTTGATCCGGTTATAATCCTCGATATTCATGAAGTCACTGGTCTTCCAATCTGTCTTAGGAGTCTGCCACATATCCCATTTCCCTCCTTGCCTTTACTGATCCGGAGAATGCTCCGTTAAAATTCAGCGTATGCTCGTAAATTCTGAGCAACAGCCCTGATACATATTTGTTTTCCAGATATGCCAGATCGTTCGCGTCAAGCCGCGGATCCCCGCGATAACTCAGATCATATTCTCGGTCCGCTTTCATGTAGTCCCCGATCCAGTCCGCCAGATCCGCTGCATGAACGATATCGGATACCAGAGGATTTTCCCAGGTCTCTACCGTTCCTGTGGTGCCAAGTTGACGGCTTACTTTCGCCTGCGATATCATGTACTCTTTTCCCGATATGACGACCTCACAGGCTCCCGCTACCCCGGAAAGCTCCACGGTCGCAAAGTAACACCCTGATTCTACAATCTTCGCCGTCTGCCCCTCCTGTGCGTCCGTGATTGCACATGCAAGGTCATATGAAGCGTTCGAAAAGTAAAATGTATATCGGTTATCCAATGCTGATACCGCTATCGTTTCCCTCGTGAGTTCTTTCGCTGCTTCACTGCTCGGTCCGTAAATCGTGCGTACCACCTGCAGTTCCCTCACTTTTGCCAACTGTGTGCCCTTCGGCGTTTTCGTCAGTTCTTCGCCATACTGAAATTCATAATCGGTACTATCTCCGAAAATCACATTGTCGAGGATCACGCGGTTATATGGTGTTCCCTCTGTAAACTCCATGATCATCTGGTCAAATTCCGGAAATTCATGGTTTACTGTAATAGTCTCATCCAGCTTCGCGATTGTATAAGACTCCTGCTGCACTCCTGCAAGATACGTGTGAATGATCATCTTCTTAGGCGGATTCTGGCCGAATTCCAGCGTGATCCCAAAGCATTTATATCCTGCTTCCATGTCGATCTCCAGAGACGGGTTTTCCGTGAAGCGGCCGTCTGCTGCCGCCACCTGTTCTGATATATAGCCCGTGCTGATTTCTTCCGAATCCTGACGGGGTAAAAAATATCTTGTTGATTTTACATCCGTATAGTCCCGCGCCGGTGATGCGTAGGCTCTTCTGGATCCACGCTGCAGGACTCCGGCCGCATTACTGTAATAGGTTTCATTGTCTGATTTTACCATGGCATCTGGATTGAAACTGGATCCCATGAATATCTTTCCGGTCCGATCCTGATAAAGAAGACACCTTCCGGCGTTTGCAATCAACTGCAAAGCCTCCCGGTGAGACACCGCAGGCATGGGATTTTCTACCAGAATATCCTTTAAATAGGTATCCAGCCAGTAATCGCGCCGGTCAACCCCCGCATCTTCCAGTACATCGACCGCTAAGTCGTACAGGCTGATTCCTTCCGAATGCAGGATCCCGCCATAGTACGTCCCCGTCAAGTCTTCGAAACGATCCGACGCTGTGAAACTCATTTCTTCATCATCAGCTGACCACTCCCGAAGATATGCGGTTGCTCCCGGCATCCATTCCACAGAGCCATCATCTAATGTCTGACCATACAGCACTGTGATCTCCTGCCCGATTTCCAGATAGTTCACCGCGGACTCTGAATTCTCAATATCCCAAACGCGGTTCTTGTTGTTGATCGTCAGGTCCATGTCCAGAGTCGGCAGTTCCTCCATAATTGGACTGATATGCTCCTTTTTCGTGGCAGATAAGATCTCGCGATTTCCGAAATAAATTCCGATACCCAGTGTGATCTGCTGGAGCCTGAACCGACTTTGTCCATTTACCATCTTTATCGGTGTGAATCTCAAGAATGTCGCTCCAATAAACAACTCATCCGTGGTAAATGCCGCCGTGGTGTTCCCAGTCACTGTGACCGTGTGATTATCCGATTCAATTGTAAAATCAACCGGATAGGCTTTTCCAAAGTCTATCGTGACTCCTTTGATATCATGAGCCTCCGGAAGCCGGATCTCGATAGGTCCCAGAAGTGGTTCACTGACAAGCCCCTGATTCAGCACCACGTCCGCCCTTGTACGGGGAAGAAAGTACATGCTGCCGTCTACAACGCTGTAGTTCTGGTCACACGTCGCATACAGTTCTTCCACCTTATAATTGTCAAGCGGCATCTTAAAGCTGCTGTAGTAGGTGTACTTGTCGTGATCCGGCACATACGCAGATGCCTGTGCCTCCTGATTGATCAATCCGATTGATACCCGGATATATCCCTGAAGCCGGAAGCTTCCCTTCACGTGTTCTTTGTATGCGTTGCTTGCTGACTGCATTATTCGATCACCCCGCAATCGATAATATTCACTTTGCAGTCCTGGTATCTGGTCGGAAGCCCGTCAGCGTCAAACTTGATCGGCGTGGCCGTCCGATTTCCGGGGTACATCCGGATCGTCTGGAAACAATTATGTACCATGTCCGGAATCTTCGCCGTCACCACAAACTTATCGAATTCCTGAAGCATCGCGGCCCACATCTCAGCATCCAGAAACTTCCACTGTAAGCTGTCTACCTTATGCTGATCCCGGCCGACCTTCTGCCCTACGAATTCTCCCAGAGCATTTTTTCCGTCTGATACGTTCGTTGCTACTACAAAATTCGCTCCGATATCTGGGGCGGGAAATTCCCGCCCGTTGATCGTGATCACTGCCATGTTCCCTCCTCCTTTTATGTCGTTTTCAGTGTGTAGCCAGTCCTCTTATCCAGCTCTGTCAGCTTCTTCTTGATATCCCGCACGTCGATCTTGACTGTCAGGTCCATCGCCTCGATGAGATTGATGATCTGCTTCAGGAGATCCACCATAAGTGCCAGATACTGGTCACTCATATTGTTTCCGGACGCGAGTGCCACGGCACGGTCTACCATTGCCTGCATACGATCCTCCGGTGCTACAATCTCGCCGTAATGCCGGTTATCTCCGATCATTGCAAGCTGCGGTGTATTTGCCCTCACAAAGCCGCCCTGCGCCAGTCTTGGGAGTTTTACCGTGGACATATTCGGAATATCGAGACCGAAGCTCTCACCGCCGATTCCCGGCACCCAGTCCGGTACGTCAAAGCTCAGGTTATTCAGTGCGTCTATCATCTTGTTGACGCCCTTCACAACTCCGTTTGCCATCTTCTCAACTCCGGAAAGAATGCTGTTGATCGCTCCACGGATTCCGCTCCAGATATCATCAAAGATACTGATGGTCTTCTCCTTTAAGCCGTTCCATACGCTGGTCCATTTGTCCTTGATGCCATCCAGTGCTGTGCTGATCCCGGACTTGATCGCCGTCATGATCGCCGTGATCTTATCACGAATTCCTTCGGTAATGGTCGATACCGTGGTACGGATTCCGCTCCAGATCTGCTCAGTCTTCGACTTCACGGAATTCCAGACTTCTGCGATCTTATTGCTGATAGCAGTAAAGATGCTCTCTGCAAGCGCCTTTATGCTATTCCAGCAATTTTCACCAAAGGTCTTGATAACATTCCAAGAGTTTTCCCATGTAGATCGGATCTGCTGTAAACGGTTCAATACAAAGGTCTTTACAGACTCTATGGCATTGCTGATAGTCTTTCTAATTGCATCCCAGGCTCTTTCCGCATATTCTTTTACAGTGTCCCAATGCTGATATAGAAGAACTCCTGCTGCAATCAGTGCTGTTATAGCAATAATGACCAAGCCGATCGGACTTGTTAAAAATGCAATCGCCGCTCCCAACGCTGTCGTAACCGTTGTCGCAATCGTACACACAGCATTCCACGCTGTTGTTGCGACCGTCATCGCCTTCTGCGCCACGGTATCTGCGATCTTAGCTGCTGTATTTGTCGCAAACTGGGCCGCCTGCTTTACTAATGTAGCAGTTCCCTGAGCCATAGTCACGATAAAGTCTTTCGCATACATCGCAACTATAGCCATTGTTTCCATCCTGTCGGCAAGTAAGGCTGCCGTATGAGAAACAATTGCGGTTACATTTGCCGTAAAGCCCGCTGCCATACCGGAAAGCATCGAGATGATTCCTCCGGCATTGATGATGAATTCACCCAGTTTTGATATCTGCCAGGCTGCGAAAAATCCTCCTACAAGCGCCGTCGCTGTATCAAAATCTCTTTGTGTTCGTGTAAGCCAATCTACAACTCCTGAGAGTGCCTGCGTAAATGCATCAAACACCGGTTTAGCAATTACATCATAGGCAGTGTTTAAGCCATCCCAAAGGCTTCCCAGGATCTTCCTAAATGCTGTAAACTTCGGTTCCAGTTCGTCCATCAAGCCTTGGATTCTCTGCTTGATCTGGTCTGAATTATCTGATATTGGTTTTAAAATCACCTGGAGTAAATCTCTGACAAATTTCCCTCCAAGCTCAGTAACTCCCATAAAGGCATCCGTAAATATGCCTAAAATATCCGCTGTGATCTGCTTCGCTGAATCACTTCGAATGACCGAAAAAATATCAGCAAACGACTTCGCAAAGTTTCCAGAAAGTTCCGCAATACTGCTTCCAATATCGAACATGGAAACGATATAACCCCGGATCCGGTCCGTATTCTGCTGCAGATACTGGTTCAGTCCCCCGAGAAGGTTGTCCGCAATCGACATCCCTATAGATCCGAACGATCCGGCTATCTTCCCAAGGCTGTTCGTCGCAGTAGCCGCAAACTCATCTGCGGACCGTTTTACCTCCGGATCCCCGAAAATACTCTTAACGGACTCCCGAATTCCGTCAACAGACCTCTGAACATCATCAAAGACTGCTATATCACCGAACCCGTTCCAGAATCCGTTCATGAAAGACTGTCGGAGGTCATTGATCTTCTTTTGGATACTGTCCAAACGGCTGTCGATCTCATCGGTTCCTTCGGCGAGGGATCCCATGTCGATGTCTTCGGCACCATAATCCCCACCGGCTCCGCCGCCGGAGTTTCCGCTTCTGGAACTGTCTGAAGGATTGATTATGTTCAGCTCATCGATCCCCGTGGACATGCCTTTCATGTCCTTGGCAGCCTTCTTTGCCGCAGTTCCGGCTCCTGATGCTGCGGATCCTGCTTTGTCTGATGCCGCGGCGACTGCCTCCATTCCTGCTGCTGCCGCAGAGACTCCTCCACCGGATGATTTCTTTCCGGATATCAGTTCCGTAAATGCCTTGAACGCATTCGCCAGAGTCATCAGCTTCCCGATGATCGTATTGATCACCTTGAGCACCGGAGAAAGAACATTGATCAATCCCTGTCCGATTGTTGCCTTCAGGCTGTCAAATTGTAATTTAAGGATTCTTACCTGGTTTGCCCATCCATCGGAAGTTCTCGAAAAGTCTCCGGCCGCAGAGGTCAGCTGATCCTGCACAAATTTATACCGCAGGGCAACCTTTTCAGCCTCGGACATCTTCGCCGTCGTCTTGCCGAATCCATTTGCCAGAGCATAGCTGTCTAATGCGGTTTGCGTCATGACGATGCCCAGATCCTTCAGGCTCTCCGTCTCGCCGGTAAATACCGATTTCAGCTTTGTGTACGCTTCATCCTGACTGATATTGTAGAAAGACGCTACATCTCCCGCCAGACCGGTCAGCGTCGTTCCCATTTCGTACGCCTGCTGCTCACCGAATCCAAATGCCTTCGCCATAGCTCCGAAGGTTCCTGTGAACTTCTTTGCCATCGTCTCCGACAGTCCAAACTGAGCTGCGGAATTCTTTGCAAACTCATTGATCTTCTGATTCATTCGCGGGAACACAACGTCGACGACGTTCTGGACCTCCGCAAGGTCGGATCCGAGTTCAACGCACTTTGCGCCAAAATCTACAATCTTCTTTACAGCGAACGCGGCTGCCAGGGAGGCACCTGCTTTCTTTGCAAGTGCCTGGATCCCTGTCATCTGCTTCTTAAATGTTCCTTTATTGACGACCAGATCCAGCCCGATCTGACCAACACTGTCCGCCGCCATACCTATCACCTGCCTTTTAAGACAGGCACATCGGCACAGCGTCTTAGATTTTTAACTCAAATATTTTTTTACAGTCTTTATTCTTACACTTAAAAAAGACGCCTCTGCACTTGGCGTCCTCGGATCGATTCGCATTGACCGGATGCCCACAGTATGGGCACCGGACTTTCTCCTGCTTTACTTTTTCAATTTTTACCGCCTCCAAACATCTGAGCCATTATCTGCTCCAGAGCAGCCATCTCACGGTCATAGTTCTTTTCCGTCATATTATCGGCCTTACGGTCCCGCCATGCATCGTAAATACGGCGCTGATCCGTCGTGAAATGCTTGATCACTTCCTTATCCGTCTCGGATCGGATGGCTACTACACGCCCCAAAGCGGTATCCGGGGACAGCCCGGCCAGCAGCGACTTAAACTCATCCCAGGATACCGTCTCAAATTCTTTTGTTCGGATCCTAAGCCCGTACTGCGAGAGGAAGCTGGAAATGATCAGGTCCCAGTCCTCAAACAGGTCGTAGTACGGGTCAGTGCTCTCCCGATGTGTCTGTATCTCCTGAAATGACGCTTACCGCCGTTTTTACCACGGTGATAAGGTCTGCGAAATTCAGCTTCATGTCATCCAGTACTTTTCTTGATTCTTCAGGGAACACGAGATTATACAGTGCGATGACATCTTTCGGCGTCGGATCGTCCCCCACCAAGTTCATGACCTTTAACATGGTCGGCGCATCCGCGTTCACCTCGATCTCCTTATCCTTGATCCTCAGCTTCGGATTTCCATCAAATTCCAGCTTACTTGTAATATCTACTACTTTTGCCATCTTCACTCCTCCTTATAATGTTGCTGCCGCCGTGAATGTCGGTTTTCCATAGAATACCGCCTCAAACTCCAACGTATCCAGATTTGTAGTATCGCCGCCGCCCGGGGTCGTGACGTTGATCACCACGATGCCGGAAAGTTTTGCACCGGAGACCATTGTCCATTCGAATTTTGTCATAACGTCCTGCCCGAACTTCCATGCGAGTCCTGCAATATAGTCGTTTCCTGCATCTCCCACGGATCTCTTGCCTTTAAAGCTAAAGCTCAGTTTCTTTCCGGTCATTGCGGCTTTCGCCCAACCGGCTGCATCCATTGCGTACCACTCTTCCACAGTGCCATCAATGGAGGGAGAGAAGTTCTCAAGGTCTGACGGCATCGCCATGTTTTCGTCCAGGCTCTCCTGTCCTTTGGTGCCAAATTTAAAAATATTGTTGTGTACCGGGTACACTTTTCCTACTGTGCCATCCATTTTTTCGTCCTCACTTTCTCTGATAGATGAGATCCAACCAGATCACATACTCATATATCCCGCTGTCATCCGTCCCCACGTCCTGGGGCTCAGGGACCATCAGGCAGAGATACCGGATCGGAGTCTCCCCGATGGTCAGACTGGTTATCTCTCTTAACTTGTTAAATAATCCATATGCCGCTTTTTCGCTCTCTCCCTTGCTCTTAGTCCAATGGACCAACAGGGAGATCGGTCTGGTATCATAGGTCGTATGTTCCAGACCTCCCAGTGCGGTATGCGGCGGACCGCTGGATGCACGGCCGTATACGCCAACCGACTTCTGTTTCTTATTGTCCAGCTTGCCGATATAGACGTTCTCATCTTCCGCAATTCCCAGCTCAGCGATCCATTGCCGGATCTCCGGTAATGTCAGCATCAGACACCACCTGCTTTCTTATAAAATTTCTTGAATGCGTTTTGTGCGAAATCTGCGTTAGCACCTCCCGGAAGCCACGGTGTGAACCACTTTCCACCTGCAAACGGGTTCTCGTACTTCTGGAAGTGATATTCCGGATGATAGTAGAGACGGCGCGCATACGGCGTACTGGATACGATGGATACCCTCCCATTTGCAGACTCACTGTAATCTACGAACGTCGCGTCCTCTTCCAGATGTCCTGTATCGAACGGCATAACCTGTGCCTGTACGATTTCGGTACGGAACAGTGCATCTGCTGTCTGCTCCAACGCCGTCACCGCCGCCTCCGACAGCTGCCGGATCCGCGGCCAATTCAACTTTACCGTTGATCTCACTTCCATCAAACTACCTCCAGACTGCAGAAGTTCACCGTTCCATCCGGGTTCCTGTTCTTGCAGCCCTGCTCGATCCGGCGCTCTGCGCCAAATACCGTCAGGGTCCCACCGCTTAATGTCGGCATATCCGGGGCGATGTCTCCCGGGAACAATGCGCTTCCCGTGATCTGCACCAGCTTCTTCTCAGCTGTCAGGATCGTTTTTGCACGGTCCTGAAAATTGCATATCAGATCTGCGTCAAGCACATACTTCGGTTCTCCGAGGTTATTGATCTCCTCAGATTCCAGATGGACGTGCACAGGCGTCTTGCACAGCCGCTTTGGTACCAAACATGGGTATTTCATCGTCTCACCTCGCTAACCGGCAGCACAGCCCCGTCTGACACAACAGAGCGTACACATCGCGCTTCATGGCTACTCCCTTATCTGTAAATACATTCCAGGAACTGCCAAACTGAGAGGTCACGCCGTTGATCGTGTAGCTCTGAAGGATCGTGTCGATCTCATCTGCGTTCTCCGTCTCGAAATCTGCCTGCTGGCATATGACTTCGCGGATAACTTCCTGCTGAAACTCTGTCAAATTATAAAATCCCTGGCCTACGATCCGATTGTAGGTCAGGGAATCAATGTGACGGGACGCCTGCCGGAGGGCTTTTGTCAGCTTCTCCTCCGGCACGGTCTCCCCGCCATATTCGGTCTGGTAGTATTCCTTTGTCACATACGGTTCGTATGCCATACTACTCACTCGCTTTCTTCTTTCCTGCTGTTTTTGCCGGAGCCTCTGCTGCCTGTTCCTGTATAGCCTCTGCTTCGATCTTACAGTACTCTTCAAGTGCCTCTTTCAGTCCCTTGTTTTCAGCACAAACTTTCGCGTATTCTTCATACGGGACACTCTTTCCAGCTCCATATGCAACGATTCTTCCATCATCATCGCGGATATCATAGCCCTCTGTGCGATACGCTTCCATCTGTTCCTCGGTGATCATATAGACTTTATTCGCCTTTTCTGCTGTCATATTCTTCCCTACCCTTCTGCCTCTGCATTGATCGCAACGCCGCAGGCTTTGTTTTCGATCAGGAATGTATCTGTGTAGTAGCGGTTCTGGTATACATACTTATCTGCAGTTCTGGAGTCTGTTCCCGGAGTAAATAACTTCATGTAGGCGTACTTATCACGGGAGATCACACAACTCGGATGTACCAGGATTGAATTGATCTGTTTGGCTGCTCCTGCTGCCACACAGCCATTCGTGAAGTCGTACTTTGTCTTGAAGCGCGCAGACGGCACGTTTTTAAGTTTTACATCATCGAGAGTATGCACCCGGCGGTCGATCACGCCTGCTGCACCGACGCTAAATGTTCTCGTGATTCCTTCCGCACTCTTTAAGAGCTTGTTAAACGCGGATGTAACATAAAGGATTCTGCCTTCCTGAGGAACAGAAAGATCATCCATGATGGCCATCTGCTCATCGAACCAGTCCAGGACATTGGCCTTATCCAGTGTCGTGTTATCGATCACTGCACCGTTTGATTTGTAAGTCTTTGCCTCTGCGTACAGCTTGGAATAGCGATAGCTGTCTTTTTCCGGGATCGCCTGCTCTGTCTCGAACACATTCTGAATGTTCGCAACTTCCAGAACCAGGTTTGTCTCATCGATATCCATCGGATCAATCGGAATCTCGATATCACGGTCATGGGCAAGCTTTTTCGGCTCCCAATCATTTGTGATAGTTCCTGTGTTGAATCCCATGCTGTTGCGGTTATGATCCTTGTATCCGGACACAGTCATTCTCGGGATCTTGATCGTCTGTGCGTTTAAAAACTTAATTCCCGGGTTCGAGAGAGTTAAATCGTAAGATGTCAACTCTCTTGCATACTTCTGTGCAAGTTCCCGTTCGAATGTCTCTGCGTAACTATAAACTGCCATATTCTGTTTCCTTTCTACTTCTTATCGTTGCCGAAGATTTCCGCCAGCTGGTCTGCCTGGCTTCCAGCCTGTCCGCCATTATCACCTCCGGATGCTCCCACCTGGACAAATCCGGATGCTCCTGCGGTCTGCGGTTTCAGCGCCGGAACGTCTTCCAGTACTTTCTTCAGCGCATTGTTTACGGTTTCTGTGTTGATTTTTCCATCTTCTCCTACTGCCTGACTGAAATCCGCAAGTTTTAAGACATACGGAATCGTCTTCGCATTGATTCCCAGCGTTACTGCCGCCAATGTCGCTGCTGATTCAATCTGCGCCTGCCTTGTTGCCGCCTGCTGGCTTGTGATCTGCGCCTGCATTGCTTCCACGTCCGGCTGGTTCTTTGCTTTTTCTGCCTTAAAAGCTGCCATGGCCTTCTCGGCTTCTTCCTGAGTAAGTCCCTGCTGTTTGAAGTAAGCTTTCAGCGCCGTGTCCTCTTTTGCCGCCAGCGTTCCATTAAGCATCTGCTGGATCCTGGCATAATCGATCTGCGGAGCCGATGCGCCTGGCTGACCGGTTCCCTGTCCAGTTCCTGCTGCCGGATTCTGCTGACCGGTTCCAGTGCCTCCCGCACCTTCTCCTGTTCCACCCGCCGGATCTGCGAAAAGCTGTAAGTTCATGGAAAATCTGTTCTTTTTCATATGGTTTCTCCTTTCCATTTTGAGGGTGTCTCCCTATCATCCATTTTCATCGGTGTCGCCGGCCGCGCAGAGTTTAACGCCATACTCGCGTTTGGGCATAAAAATAACACGCAACCGTTTCTGCGTGTTATACTCTTCATATACGATTATGTGAGGTGAAGCTTATGTATCTTTCAAAACGGTCCCGCAAACTACTCCGATCTGCCTGCAAGACAGCTCCAACCGTTCAGGGAAAATATTATTCTGGTATCGAGCTCGCTCGAAAATTCAAAATCTGCACCGACGGAGAAGCGGTCCTGGTTGTCAAAAACCTAAAGGACAACTTACTGGTTGAAATTCCCTACGACACCTGCCCCGACTTATTTTATTTGACGGAACCGGGAAAATCATATAGTGAATTCTGTCTGCATGAATTTTGGGAATTCTTCAAATGCTCTGTTCTCTGCCCTATTATCGTAACCTTCATTACAGAGGCAATAATACATGGACTACCACTACTGTTACAATTGTTATCACGACCGGGACAATGAATTCGTAATAATATTCTTTCATACCTACCTCCTGCTGTTGCACCGGTGCAACTCATTTTTTTTACTTGAAAAGTCCTTGTCGGCGGTGTAAAATACTTATAAAGAAATAAGAGCTATTCACAGTACCCATAATCCTTGCGGATTGTACAGCCGAATAGTTCTTATTTTTTTCTTTCATAGATTCCTATCATTTTTCCGTCTTTGTATAACCCCACCTTGTCTATAAACGTGAGGTGCGTTGATCGGAACAGATCGTTGACCTGTCTCTTGATCTCGTTCATATCCAGCGGACACTCCGTCACATCAAAAATAAAGCAGTTCGCCTGTCGTTTTTTCTTTTTCACTGCGTTATAGAAAACATTCTTGCCCGCCGTGCTTACCGTCTTAAGATCCCATTCGATTCCATCTATCCTGAAATCCGGTGTTGAAATCCCCTGTGGGTATGTAACTCTCGGTATCATCTGAACACGCTTTCCGTATAGCTGTGCTATCCTCTCGGCGACTCGCCTCTCATGTTCCGTATAATCCAGAAGTACCTGCTTTCCATCTACCTTGTATTTTCCCTTGCCTGTAACATATTCCATCAGATCTGTGACTTCTCCAGATCGGCTGACTTTCACTGTCCACTCGGCAGTGATGTCGTCCGGTGCTCCTAAATTTCCTGCGGCTTTGCTCTCAAATTGAGAATGAATGGCTTGCCACTCTTGAGTTTTCTCTGTGTATTTCTTTCGGTTTTCTGCATCTAAGGAGTACTGCGCCAATCGGCTGTACTTTTCCTCCTGACGTTTTGCATATTGCTCCTTGGCCTCTTCCTGGTTCTTTAGTCCCACCTCTTCCAGCTCTTCTTCTGTCCAGGTATCATCTGCTGTGGAGATGCCCGGAAAATAGGTTGTATGAGCATCTTTGCACCGGGGATGGTACAGACCATGAGCGATCGCATAGCTCATCAGCGGATAATGCTTTCCCGTCTCCGGATCCACACCGTCTGACCGGCCGCCGCTCCACACATCATCGATCAGGACCTTTCCCACGAACGGCAGGCACTTCGGACACGGGTTCCCGCCTCTCTTTGCCAGAATGACAGTCGTGATTCCCCATTCCTGCCGTTTCTCGCCTTCCCCCTGAAGGTATGCCCGCTTGCTGGCGGTGCGGATCGCCATGTCTGCATAGTCCTTCAAGGTGTGTTGAGCACCATTCGAAAACGTAACGCAACTCAATCCCCGGGAGAGCATGTCCCGCGTCGCCATGTCCACCGCTTTTTCATAGGTTCCGGCCCCGGTGTTCGCGTATACCTGTGCGCTGTAAATCGCCTTCCGGTAGTCATCGTTTGCTTTCCTCAGGATTACTGTCTCAGCCTTCTCCATGTCCGATACCGTTGCTTTTATCAATGCATCGAGTTTTCTATCATTAAGCTCGAAAAATTCTCCTGCTGCCCCGCGTGTGACTTTTTTGGCTCCCTGAAATCCGTTCTTGATTGCTTTCAGAATCCGGATCTCCTGATTCATGTTCCCACGCGCTCTCGCTTCCCGGATCAGTGCTTCGATGTGTGCATTGATACTCTTGAACTGCTTGGAGTATCTCTTCTGGTTTTCCTTCTTGTACTTCTCCAGTGCTTTCAGCTGCTCGGTCTGCCACATGGTCCACTCATAGCCTTCTTTCTCCTCCTCTGCCCGGTGCCGATCCATGTTACGCATCATGGAGTCAATCAGCTCCGCCTCGATCTTTCGGAAAGCCTCTGTAATGTCATACTCGTTTTTCTCCGCCATCTGCATTCACCTGCCTGTTTGCCAGCACCCGGAACCCCTGCGATTTAAAACCGCGGGTGAGTGCTTTCAATTCAGTCACGCTCCGGCATTTATCATTTCTTAACTCCGCATATCCATCTTTCTCAACCGCATATACTCCGAACGGAACCTGATCACTCGCCACCTTCAGAAGCCCCTGATACTCCTCCCGGCTCATCCGGTACATTCGGTTCATGATTTTTACCTTCATTTCCATTTCCTCCCATATTTACCCGAAAAGAACCGGCAGCCATATTGACTCCCGGTTCTTCCACCTCTACAATTCCCTGTTCTGCCTTCAGGCGGCTTACTTCCTCTTTTTTCCACTCGTCATCGCGAGAATCTCCGTACAGTTCTTCTACCTGTGCCTCTACACTCATAAGCATTACTCCCGGTCTTGCTTTCGCCAGGGTTTCCACCAGGCTCTCAAATGATGGGTTCGCATATTCCCCAAAAGGAATGTCTACGTTTACTTCCGGCGGCGGCTGTTTTAAAAGGATATAATACGCATTGACGGCGGCACTGATCACTTCCGGCAGTGTTTCCTGTAACGCTTCCACAATTGCGTTTCTCGTATACAGCGTTGTCTTCTCTTTTTCCCTCTGTGCATCCGCATTATCCAGCTTCTTTGTGTCGATTCCAAGCGTACTCGGACTGATAATGCCCTGCAGGCAAAGGTCGAGCGCCGTAATATATGATGACAAGTAACTCTCGTGAGGAATATTAGGCTGTACCGTGATGATCTGGTTTTTACCATCCTCCGCCATATTGTCTCCACCTGAAATAAACCTGTTATCGAAGGGATTAGGTTTCATTTTCCTGCCGGTAGTCGGATCATTCGGAATGCAGCTGTCCGGAACATAGGTATGAGCTCTTCCTTCTCTCAGTGCCTGCATCCACTGGCTCCATACCTCATCAAACGCATCGAAGTTATCCAACTTTCCTTCAAATATCGAACCGCCGCGGCCTTTCCACTTGGCATTTTCATATATCTTAAGCGGCACTGCCAGGATCACCTTCTTATCAAACTGGACATCATGGAGATTCTTTGTCGCATCCACTGTTTTAAAGTCTATCAGCGTATTTCCTTTATACAGCTCATTCCGAATATACCCATATCCATAGTATTCGTATAAGGTGTATTCCCTTCTATGATCTTTGATCGGAGTCTTAAATATAATCTCCCTAATTCTTCCTCTCGACCGGGTGATTTCGATTCTTTCTCCCGGATACCATTCCAAAATCGGATACTGGCTCACCGATGTATCAATCGTTACCTTGTATGCCCCATCCCCGATGTACAAAGCTTCTTTTAATGTCTCTTCAAAAGCTTTCCGGAACTTATTTTCTTTTTCGATTTTCTTCCAGATTTCTTCCTGCTGGACATCGTTAAATTCAAAATCATTCATGTCCGCCAGAACGATCGCAGTCAACACTCTTACAATCAAAGACGGAAGACCTGTATGGATCTTCCTCATCTCCATTCCCGGCGTGCATTTTGACGCCCAGAATTTATACCGATCTGCTGTCTCAGCACTCTGCTGGTACAACTGCTCCAGCTCATTTCCATCGCCGCGGTACCAGATTCTATTGCGGATTGCGGACAGTTCAAAATCCATGATCTCCTGGATCTGAATCGCGGTCGGGCTTGCCTCCTGGACATTCAGCCAACTTCGAATTCCTCTTGTAATGTTATCGTTCAACTTTGATATCCACCCCACTTCTATTCCTCCTCAAATCCGATCATGTTCTTATACGGAATCCACGCATACTGATTTGCGTTGATCGTATGGTCGTTCCGGTCTTCCGGCTCATCCTTATCTTCTTTCCAACTATATTTTTCAAGCTCTGCCAGATGCTCCGTGCAAGCATCCCGCACCAGATAGCATCCCTGTTGGATCCATCCGAGCTGTAGCTTAATACGATCCAGGATCGTCAGTTTCTTGTATGCGTCCCAGAAGTTATACAGGCAGCTATGAAGCCGCTTGTATTTCTTTAGTTCCGTGATTGTTGCCTGATCGGCGTTATCTACAAAGACATCTCTCGCCAGTCCCCACTTCTCGCGGCACTGCTCCAGGAAGCTGATCAGCTTTACGGCCGTGTCACTCGGCGCGATCGGGTTCTCCAGATCAGCGTTGTTGTAGACGCGTTCCTCCAGCGTGATCAGCCGTCGGTCCTCTGTAATTCCCTGGAAGATCATAGCGATCGTATCCGGGGACTTTGTTGAGTAGGCGGTATCTACTCCGGTCGTGAACTTCTTCCACACGAGTTTTCCGGCTTTCATCTGCTGCCGGATCCACTCTTCTGTTACAACATGTTTCTTCCGGTCAAAGTTCACGAACACAAGTCCGGTCGCTTTTCCTCTAAGACCCTGAATCTTATTCTTCCAGATCTTCGTCCCCTTCGGCGTATTCGCCAGGATCTTGTCCAGCTTTTCCTTCGGCAAACCTAAATTATGGGTAAAAGAAAAGAACCAATGGACCCATCCGGGCTTTGGTTCTTCCTTCAGTTCATCTTTAATTTCCTGCGGTGTCTCCGCCTCCCACTCTGGAAGCGGGCGGCTGCAGTTAATGTACTCTTTGTATATGTCAAGCGATGGATCATCCGGGTTTAATGTTGCCATGATGTAGTCACATCGCATCGCCGCTTCTCGGACAAAGTCAATGTCCGCTGTGTTGATCTCATCAATGTACAGGCAGCCGTACTGGCCGCCCAGGGCTTTCTGCCATTTCTTCTTATCTCCGTAGCCCATGACATATATGATCTTGTCACCGCTGGGGGCATGGAATAGTATGTGCGGGATCTTGTCGTCTTTGGTTCCGTTACCGTTGTAGATCGCCAGGCTCCCGAAATCATCAATGATCCCCAGATCCTTGTTGATGATGTTCTTCTCAGCGGTTCCGGTATCTTTTGCCGCGAGTATGTGCAATTTTTTCTTTGACTCCGCCACCTTCAGCATGAACTTGAACAGTCCAACTGTTGTCTTTCCTGCTGCTGTCGTTCCCTCCAAAAATTCTACCGGCGCGTCACACCTGAGAAACGCTTTATATTTTTCCGACAAAATAAGGCGTTCTGTGCTCACGATCCATCACCCCGTATCTGTTTCAGCAGATCATCCAGCTTCGACTTCTCTGCCTCCAGGGATCCCGATACCTCCACCTTGTCCTTGAACATTCCCAGATGCCGACCTAAGAGCTCTGCTGCCTTCAGCTTATCGTTTAGTTTTACCTCTATTCCATTTTTTCCTTGCTTGATCCCTGCAAGTGCCTTGACCTGATATTCCGTCAAAGAGCTGGTGTCCTCGATCTTAACTGCCCCACCTTTAACATTGACGTAGTCTGTCAGCCTGGCAAACGCAATCGCCGCCAGTTCCCTGACGACCATGTCCTGTGTGATCTGTGTCCGTTCTTGCCTCTCCTTCATGCGCTTTTCAATATACGCTGCAACGTTAGCATTTGTTAGCAATCTGCTTCCATTTGCCCTCGCAACCTCATCATTCTTTACTCTGGGGTAAGCGACCTTGTAAGCCCGGGTGGCGTTCAGGTCGATCAGATATTCATCTGCAAAGATCTTCTGTTTTTTCGTCATCCGGACTCACCTCGCTTTTTAATGCGATCCCGCCGTCACCATAAAGGACTGCCGATTGCAGCCCTTAAAGGAGGTCTGCCATCTGGTGACGTGCGCGCCGCATGTCAATGGGCAAAAGAAAAGCACCTGTCTTTCGGCAGGTGCTCTCTGGATAGCGTTTCCGCCGTCCACCTGGTTTATAATTCTTCTAGACAAGCAGGACACCGAGGATCGAACTCGCGGCTCGGGTTTACGGCTCATGCTCCCTTCCGTCCTGGGAGATGTCCTGATGTTTGGCGGCCGGTTCGAATTCCAGCCGCCCGGTACTATATGGGGTCAAGCACTTTATAGGAAGGAAGGTGTAGGAAGCCGCCGGGCTGTATGCCTTTGGCTTCAGGTTACACTATAACATTTTGAGTCGGGACATTTGGGACATTCGGGACAAACTTTTATTTTTCATCCATAAATCTCTGATATTCCTTCTTTACGCTGTCCGCTGTTGCCTTCCGCCCCATCCGGATTGCCACTCCCGACCAAGACAACTCCTCGAAAATTTTATAACGAATGATTCTCTGCATTCTCTGCGGAATCGTAAGCATCCAAAGATCCACCTGCTGCTTGATCTCTTCCGCCCGTCTGAGCCGTTCCCGAAGAACCGCTTCCCGCCGATCCAGCTCGTCCGGATCCTTTATCGTTTGGTATGCCAGACCTTCAATGTGAAAACTTTTCGCTGTATAGGGAAATTCATGTGAGGATCCTGTCACCCGATCCTGTTCAACTCTCTTCCTGCTTTTCTTAATCTTTGACAGGGCTGTCTTCGCTTCTTTTACCTGCTCGCAGGCATCTATGTACTGCTTCAGAATTTCCTTGTCCATCGGTCTCACCTCCCTCCTCTCATTTCTTTCTCGCACTTGTCCATTTTTTTCTGATATCTATCATAGCCTGTATCGGAAAAATTCCCCCGAGCATCCGAATACTCCTTTTTTAGTTCGGACATCACCTTTTCTATTATTTTAGCCTTATATGCTTCGATTTCTTCAATCGTTTTGCTCATTTCATCCTCCATCAAATCTTTACAATTCTCTTTTGGTTGCCTATTATCTATTGCATCTCCCAGCGGACACCCGAAACATGTGCCATGCTTATCTCCATACGGGCATACATACAATGTATCCTTTTTGCAGATACAATCTCCACTCTTATCTCTCTTTAGCATCTATTCCACCTCCTCCAAATCTTAATTTGTATAACGATTTTTACCAACTCTTTATTCCATGCATAGTTAGGATTTCTTTAATTTCGGCATTATCTTTACAGAAAAAGAACTCATCATGTAACTTGTCAAAATCCTTATAATACTTCTCCCTAACGCTCTCTATAGTATCTGTTGGATTGATGCCATGAATGATATGCCGAAGATAATAAATCCCATCTATTTTGCATAAAACAACACAAGTCATAAATGCTCCTTATCTTAATTCAATTTTGTCAAAATCTCGGATCTTATGTGTTCAAAAATCTCAAATCACTCTGCGTAATAAAAGCAGTTTCCGTTGCATGTTTCGTATCCGAGTGGGCAATCATCCAAGTCCAGAGGGCTTCTGTGATTCTCATCGACCTCGCAACAAGCGCCATCCGGTAAGCAGTAAACTTCTATTCCAGCTTGAATCATTAACATAGTTATCGACTCCTTCAAATCTTAATTTTCTTCTTTCTTCAACATTCACACCGTCTCCAAATAATTTATTCCAAACTCTTTCATCCACAACTCATGGCTATATTTCTGTTCAAATGCCTGCTGCGCGACTCTTTTAAGGTGCTCATCCACCTTGCTATTGCAGTGCGGCGCTTCCGGTCCGTGCTCATGATGCCTTGCTTCGCAGACATATCCCCACAGACCATAATGTTCCGCTTTCTTCCGGTACGCCCCGAACCTCCCGTATACAAAGTGGTGCTTATGGAGACCTGTGTGACACAATTCCCCATAATATCCATTCCTCTCCGCTTCTTCCCGGCACAGGTAACATTCCCGGTCAGCCGGACCTGTCCTCGCCTGTATGATGCTCTTTGCCATTGTCCTCTGCCTCCTGTGTCTGTATCGCTCCATGACAGATCATCTCTGCGTAGCTGCGCCAGCCTTTTCTTGCTGCTCTTGCCATGCCGCGGAGCACCAGTTTCCGGTAGGTGTCCCATGCGTCCCTTGTGTACTCCGTCCATAGCTCTGTGCCGCTTGACATCATGATCCGCCATGTGCCGTTATATACGCTTTTGCTTTTTTTGTATTTGCTTATGCAGCTTTTATTGATTCCGATCAGATCATGCACGTCCTGCGCGTACAGATTGTCATATTCTATGACGCCTGTCCGGATGTTCTTCAGCATATAGAGGTTCTTCATATCGCTGCCTTATCCGCAATTTCTGCCCATCGGAAAGCCTCTGTAAGTCCTCCCAGATACTCCAACACGATCAGATGCTTATGCTTTGCGATCACGGTTCCCCACCGGTGTGCGATCCCCGGTTTTGTACTGTCCGGATTTATGTTTACATATCCCTTCATCGTGGTTACGGATATGCGATCTCCCAGCTTTATTTTGTTTTTGAGCCTGTCGATTTCTGCCGGATATATACCGCCCAGCGGATCGACGCTTGGATGTACTGTATTCATGCTTGGCGCTCTATTACTCAATGACAATACCCTCCTCTGTGATCGTGATTTTCTGGATGAGTTCCGGATGCTGGCGTAAATAAGTCAGTATCGGTGTGCAGATGTTCTCCACATGCCGTCTCCACTCCGCCCGGATCCGTTCAGCTTCGCTCTCCTGTACCTCACTGCCATCATGACATTTAATGTATGTATCTGGCAGGTACTGCGGGAACTGTTCGATTTCCATCTGTCCTTCCAGCTGGGGTTCCGCTGTCTGAGCTGACTCCTGCTGCCTGTTTCCCTCCTCAGCTTTCTCATACCCCACAAATCCGGCAGGCGCTGTGCTATGGATGGCTACAGGCGTTGTAGGAGTTTCTGGGGCGGTCTGCTCTGACGGTGCCTCCTCCTGGGGCTCTTTCCGCGAGCGGCTTGGCAGTTTCTCTGGTCCTTTGGCTTTCGTCACCTTGGATATCTTCCGCTTTTCAGGCTTCTTTTCCGGTTGCACCGGTGCAACTTCCGTTTTTTTCTCTGGTTCCGGGTCCGTATGGCTGGTGCAGTAATCTTCGACCGCCCGGATCACTGCCTCCCATGAGTACATCTCCTTGCTGTCACTCCGGACATTGATCAGTGCGATCTCTGTATCCAGTCCCTTGACTGACAGCATCAGCCGCCCCACACCTTTGATCCGCACCGAGTGCATTGCTTCCCCCGCCGGTGCCAGGATCTCCTGGATTAGAGCATCTTTCCTTGCTGACTTGAGCGCCTGACGGATTTTAATCCGCATATAGAGATCACCGTCAAGAATCTGATCCACTACCTGATGCAGGACGTCCTGCTGCCCGTCTGGCTCCTTTGTAGTCTCTGCCTGCTCCGCAATGATTTCCAGATCGGATACCTTCCCTTCAGCTTCGATTTCTTCTTTGACCGCCTGGATATCACTCTTTGCAAAGGTCGGTGTCAATTCTTCTATGATTGTGTCCGGAAGTGTCAGCATGAGCGCCAGCTTCGCGGATCCGAACCCCTGATACTTTTCGTTTAATCTTGTCGGATCTTCTGGATCAGAGAACTTTGTATGGATATTGATAAACCGACTCACCTGGGACTTGTCCATCCCATATTCTTTTTGCGCAAATTCCAGATACGATGTGTATCCGGATTCCTGAAGGACATCTGTGTCCCTCGCCATCTTGAATAGATATCCGATCCGGACAAAGCTCTCTGCAGCTTTTCCCATTTCGGAATCCATTGCGATTTTCAGTTCTCTATACGAAACAGTAGTCTTAACCTCACTATTCTCTCTTTCTACAATCTCCATCTTCTACACTGCCTCCATAAAATCTTCCGCGAGTCCCTTTAAGACACGCTCATTATTTGCTTTTCTGAGTTCTTCCAGATTCTTTTCTCGCTTAACCTTGCTTTCTGCTGCCAGCTTCCAGTCCTTACTGTGCAGGCGCTTTTTCAATACTCTCTGCCACTCACGGAGGAATCCCCGGATCTCCTCAATATTCGGCTCCTCGTCATACATCCCCCGGTGCTGGCGGATCGTGCCTCCCGGCTCCACCTCGATCGTATAGTACGGCAGTTCCGGCTCTTCCTGGCGTCTCAGAAAGCAGATATACGTCTCCTGATCCCGGATCCGCTCAAAGTATCGGTCTGTGCTTCCTACGCAGTGGTGCAGGGCATTTCCTTCCGACATAATGTCAGTGAGGTGCCGCGGGACGATGATCTTGTACTCGGCATTTTCGTACTCGTATCTGGGAGCAATCTCTTCCAGGATTTCTTCCGCACCTGGATATTTCTCTCTAAGTTCCTTTGCGCGGCGTTCTTTGGCTTCCGCATTGCGCTTCATCTCTTCAATCATGTCCAGCTTTCGGATTGCTTCCACGGCCTCATCATGCCGACGCTTGAGTTCTCTCGGTCGGTATACCATCTCATCATTGGTACGCTTCCCCAGCCTTTTGCACATCGCCAGATAGTCTCTCCACTGCGTGATTACTTCCGATGCTGATTTCCCCGGATAGCTTGTATCCTGCTGCCTCTGTACGTAGTTCATGATCTGTTCAGGCGACATGTTCCAAAGGGCAAATCCTGCATTTTTCTCATACAGACCTGCCTGTCCAGCAAATTTCAGAAATGCATCGGAGATCCTCTCGTCTGTTTTGTCCCCATATGCAAGCCAGCTCCTCTCAAGCTCTCCTCCGTTCCGGTCCCGGAGGCGGTTGATCTTCTGTCGGTCTCCGATCCGCATGATCTCCTCGATCGTCTTGCCCTTGAGATCCAGAGTGCCTTGGTAGGTACCGTCTGACCACATGTGGCAGCTGAGCTCTTCCTGCATGAGCCGGTAAAATCTGCCCTTGAACAGGTACTCTATAAGCCCGATCATATCTGGCCAATTGTGCAAGATCATGATTTTATTGTATCGTGCCTCGATTCCGGCCGATGCCATCTGAGAGAGCAGCCGTCCCAGATTGGTATAGTCTGTGCCCTTCAAGGCTTCTTCGATCCCCGCCGGGTACAGATAACAATCCCCTGTCGTGCGGTTGGCAGGATTGCGCTCTTCATAGTCATCGTAATCATCGTATCGCCCGCACTGCTTATAATAAATCTTTAGACGTTGTCCCCCAAACAGGCTGATCTTCGATACAAATATCCGGATCGCCTCAGATAAAGCAATGCGGTATTTACCCTTAAAAATTGATTGGATATCAAAATACCTTAGTACTGTCTGCCCGGCCGTGGTCTCCTGGATCAGCATCACCCGGCTCCACTTTTCTGTTTTTTTTCCTCTCTTTTTGATCTGCAGGTCTTTCCCGCATGCGCAGGTGACCACGTCATTGTGACGTACTCCCTTGATCATAGACGGTGCGATCTTTATCCCGCAGGATGGACATGTGTACTCATCATCGGTTTTGTATGTCGGATAAGGCTTTTTCCATACGGCTTCTGCCGCCCACGCCTCAAAGCCTTCCGGGACTTCGGGGACACTGTCCATCAGGTCTTTTATGCGCTGCTCTCTTCTCCGCTTCTTTTCCCATCTTTTGTCGGACAGATAATTTCTCTCCACTTCATCGATCAGGTACACAGCACTCTGCGTTGCATATCTCATTTTGGATCGCAACGCCTCTTGTATGATCTCCTCGTCCTGATCTTCCAGATCGATCTTGATGCTGCCATACCAGTAGTCCTGCTCAAATGCCCGCATGAGCTTCTCCTCAGTGTATATATCACCCCGCAGGATTCCATATTCTCCGGTTTCGACATTCATGAGGTATCGTCCCACATGTACGCAGTCCTTGTAGCAGTCGAGGATCAGGAGATCCGTGGTTCTTCCCGCGATGATCCGCTTCCCTCCAAGCGTGCATTCCGGGATCGGCAGGCTCTTTCCCTGTTTGATTTTCATTCCGTCACCTCCACGGTACGCCCATCCGGTAAAATGCTATACCAGATGCCCTCTTTTCCATTCTTGCCATCTATTTCGCCGATGGCGATTCTCTGGAACCATCCCGATTCTTTTTCCATCACAAGTGCCAGAATATCCCCCTTCTTTCCTCGTGCCATCGGCTTCTCTCCTCTGGCGATCACAATCCCATCGCCGTTCCCTTCTGCTTTGTCTTTCTGGACCTTTATGCGACACATGTCCATCTCCCACTCACGCTCCGGATGGCGGACCATATACTTTATTGCTTCTTTCACGATGTCCCGCCGTGTGAGTTCCTGTGTAAGTGTCAACCGCTCACATGCAATCCTCGTGTTCTTTCCGTCCTCATCGATGGGGCCTTCTGCCTCTGCCTTAAAGATCCGATCATCAAGACTGTAATACCGGAAGCAGTCCAGGACATACTCACATGCATGGAGACCGCGGTTCCCGCACTTCGTACTGTCCGCATGAGCCGGGATCCCTAACGCATACTGGAAGGTTCCGTCTCCCATCGTGCAGGTCATATCAGCCTTTGTCGCCTTATACACCAGCATTCTCTCCACCTCCCAGATAATATTCTTTGATCAGCTGCTTTGCCGTACCCATGCCGGGGATCCCGAGCTTACAGCCTTTCTGTGCCCACTCTGGCAGTCCTGCTGCCTTGATGATGTCCTTGTCCACGTTCTCGTCATGTTCTAAGGACCACTTCACGAGCTTCCCGATGCACTCCTTCAGGCTCTTCCCCTTCCGGCGTACCGCCAGCCTCATCTTTTCATCCTCGAAGCACTGGATCCGGATATACTCCAGCCAGTCCGCCATAATCTCTTTCGGCTGCAGTTCCGCCGCCTCGACCTGTAATTTCCCGTTCGCCGCCATAAGTGCGGTCACAAGCTCCGGCGCATCCCCGGCGATATAATCCTCTGCATCCTCTCGATCGATCCCGTTCTCCTCCGCGATCGCATAGATGGCTTCCTCGTCACCTTCCGCTAACTGCGCGGCCGCCGCGCGGTTGATCTCCTCATAACTGTCAAATTCCCCGTATTTTTCAAACATTTTCGACTCTCCTTTTTCTCAATATTCATCCGGACAACTCCTGCTGCCCGGTTTACTCTACACATAAGCTGTCCGTCCTGCTGCTGAAGTTCTTCAACACGCACGATGGTATGTCCTCCCATCTGCTTCAGCAGCGCATAGATATATCTGGTCGCTTCTTCCCTTGCCGACCGTTCTCTCTCCGTCTCCTGAAGCGCCTTTTCAAGCGCTTCTTCCAGATTCCGGATCTTTCTTTCATAGTAACCTTTCAATTCTTCACCTTCCTCAGCCATATTTTTCCTCTGCCGCCCACACAGTCTCCTGACGGATCTCCGCATAGCACATGAGCAATGTTTGAACATTTTCGTGTCCGAGTTTTTTCGCAAGCAGCTCCGCAGGCATTCCCCTGTTGATTAGATCTGTTCCGCGGGTGCGCCGATATACATGCGGCGTCAGTTTCACCCTCGCCAGGCGCTCATCACGCGCCTTTATGTTCTTCAACAGAGTCCGGATCCCGGCCTTCGTGAGACGCTGATGCGGCTTAACCGAGCTGACAAATAATGCCTCGTTATGATCTGTCCGCTGAGCGAGATATTCCGCCAGGTGTACTCCACACTCTGCTGAAAACGTGATTTCCCGTTCCTTCCGCCCTTTTCCGAAGCACTTCGCTCTCCGGCGGCGGAAATCGATATCCTGACGGTTTAAGCTGACCAACTCCGATACGCGAACTCCGGAACTATACAGGAAATCCACCAGAGCAATCTCCCGCTCTGTCTGGCACTTACTCCGCACCATCTCCCGCTCCTCTGCGGTCATGATTGGCTGCATAACATGGGCAGTCTTCGTGTCCTTGATCCGCTTAATCGGGTTTTCCGGGATCAGGTCGTACTCATAGCAATAATTGAAAAAGCCGCGCAGTGCCCGGAGACGCAGGTTATATGTTGCGTCTGACCACTTTCTTGTGCAGCGGACATTCATTTTTCCCATTTTTCCTCTTGCGAGGTGCATCTTGATATCCCGCTCCGTGATATCCTCCAGAGCTTTCGGCACATCCGCAAGGAAGCTCCTCAAATTATAGGCATAGGTTCTGATCGTTGATTCTGTGCAGCCCTGCAGCCCCAACTCGATCATCCAGCTCTCCACAGCCTCTGCCAGCTTGTCCCCTGCCTCTGCTACCTCCGTACACTCTTCCGCCAGCGTATAGCCGGAGAGGTTCATATACAGCACGGACTGTATATCCACAGCCTTTTCATATCCTGTAAGATCTATAAGATCGATTGTTGCTTTGCTGATAATCGCGTGAATGTCTGTCATCTGCGGCTCCTTTCCCCACCGGCACACGGCCGGTGGCTGGTGCTATGTGAACGGGTGCCTTTTGTGACATGCCCCGAAGGGGTCTTCTGTGTTTCCCAGTCTGCATCTGTGGGATTCAACTTTACCTCCACGTATCTCTGGTACGGATATCCCAACATATCAAATCCGTTATACAGGCTGTCCGGAAGGATGTAGTATCCCGGAGACGGTCTCGGTTCCTTCTTCCAAGTCTTATTAGGCTTGTCCTTTGTTGTTTTCTTCGGTTGGATCAGATTTCTGGAACAGGAATATCTCTGTCCCACAGCGCTGTCCTTCCGTCTGAAGCTTCTCTCTGTCTCTTTGATCAGATAGTCCGCCAGCTGGCTATACTCTCCCGTATCGTACAACTGGACATATTTTGGATTTCCACGGATCGCTTCCGGTCCATTCTGCGTCCATAACTTCCGTACCATGTCCGCTGTTGTCTCGGATCCGGTGTTGATGTTATTCACGATCATGTGATGATGGATATGTTTTGCCACATACTCGGTTGCGACTATGTACTTCAGTTCGTATCCAAACTTCCGGAAGCGGTTTCGCAAACGTTCAAGGAAATTCGTCAGTTCTTTCTTCGCTACTTCCGGAGATGGACTCGCCTTCCCCCGATAGGTCAGTGTTATATGCCAGTCACCCGGTCGAAAGTTCGCATTGATCAGACGTTCCAGCTTTCTCCTCGTCTGTCTTCGGTTCGCCTCCTGCATCTCTTCACTGGTCTTTTTCCCCAGCAGGTTATGCTCTACTCCCTTTCTCATACCTCTGGGATAACAGTTAATGATCTCCCTCGTGGCTCCCGCTTTATAAATGATCCTTCTGTACATTCCACACCTCTAAAGTTAATCCCTTAATCGAGTCCGAAAAGACTCGTCAAGCCCTTGCTTTATCGGTGCTTTTGTGCTACTCTGTATGTAGAGATTTTTGCGTAGCACACGCACCTTGGAGCTGTCCCCACAGCTCCTATTTTTTTACTCTTTTCCGCCCATCAGCGCCTCGCCGATCGGTCCGCCGACTGCGAACATAATAAATGTTGTTGCGACATAGCTGACGCCTATACGATTGCTCACAGCCAACAGAGTGACAAGAATTCCAAGCGCTGTCATCATCAAAATAACCAGTGCCCACACAATCTGTATCGCTGCTTTCCACACCGCCAGAGCCTCCCGGATCCGGCGGCGGTTTCTTCTCTCCCTCGCCCGTTCAAACCGATCTTTCCGCTGATCGATCACGAAGCAATAGCATTTCCCCATGTCTTTCTCCACCTCTCATAGTAGTTTTCCTGTTCTTTTGCTTTGATCCGGATCTTCTGCGTGCAGGTATCGCAGATTCTCTCGTCTCCCGGATCCACATAGATCGTGTCTCCGCACTTATCGCACTTGTATCTCACCCTGCTGCCTCCTTTCTTGTTACTTTGCAATATCCTGCTGCCTTCATGGCATTCTCCTGTATCAGACCGGCTATGTCCTTTTTCCGCTCTGCTGAAAGCTCCTCGAACAGATATTCCTGTCCATCGATCTTAATATGGTTCACGATTTTCATTTCCATCACACCACCCCTCTTTAGGTTATGCCGCGATTTCTATCTGGTTCCTGATGGATATACGTTGCTGTTTCTGTTACCTGCAGCGACCATTCTCCTTTTTCAAAATCCAGATGCAGTTCTGATACATCTTCCATAGGTCTTCCGTTAAGAAGGAAAATCTTCTTGGATAAGTCAATATGGATGCTCTCCATGGTTTTCATGTCTCTCTCCTCCTTCCTGTCCATATTCTCATGGTTGCTTTTCCCTTTCCTCTGTCCTATACTCTCTTTGCAGGCGTTGCAGCGCCCAGTACCGAAGAAAGGAGAACGCTAATGAATATTGACTTTTCAAGCAACGAACTGATGCTTCTGTATGGTTTTGTAAAAACGGAATACAATGCTATGAAAAATCAAAAAGCGGTTATTGTTTCTAAATCTGAAATGAAGCTCTATGCCGACTTAATTCTTAAGATGGAAAAAGTCTGCCCAGCTCTTTCTAAGCTTCCTTTTTAAGCTCGTCAACCGTAAATACTCCACTATTTACGGCTCTCTTAAAAAGGTCTTCGAGTGGCACATAAGGCTGAATTGAAACCTTATATATCTTTCCTTTGATTTTCACAAAATCAAAGAACTCTTTCTTTTTTCCCATCAGAAGTAATCGGATCAGTAGGTTCTCTAAGATCTTCGTTTTTCTCACGCTCCTTCCCTTCCATATTCTCCCAAAAACCTTACACAGCCTTCCGGCCAGCTTCTTCCATCATCTTGATTCCTTTCAGAATCCCTTTGACTTCCAGCTTTAATGCCGGATCCATCTCTTTAATGATGTCGATCATTTCTTTCACATCTGTTTCCTGACTCTGTAGGTTTTCTACTCTGGTCTGCAACATATGATCGTCTCCTTTCTGTTGATGTAAATCTTTTGTTGTCCTCTATGATGACATATTACTCTACAAAGTTGAATCTGTCAATAGTTTTTTGTCTACTCTGTTGACAATCTGGCATTTTAGTGTTATTCTTTCCTTAGATCAGTAGTGATGGAGGTGATATCTATGACGCAAGGTGAACGTGTACGAGAAATTCGTAAAAAATTAGATTTAACATTAGAAAAATTTGGCGAAAAGTTAGGAGTAGGTAGAGGTGCCATTTCAGCTATCGAACTTGGAAATCGCAATCTCACAGATCAGATGGCAAAATCCATATGTCGGGAATACAATGTCAGCTATGACTATCTAATTTACGGCGAGGGTGATCCTTTTGATGACCTGCCGCAGACGATTCTGGATGAACTTTGTATACAGTATGAATTAGATGGTATTGATCGGCAAATCATTGATCTTTATATATCGTTGCCGAAAGAGCTGCGTGATAAAGTAAAGGCGTATGTATTAGATAAATTAAAGAAGTAATTTCCGATCAGATAGAATTGAATATAGAAAAAGCGAAGGACAAAGCTTTTCAGCTCTGTCCCCCGCCCGTATGTAGATAGACATACTGCATGAACTTGTAGATTCGGATCAGGTCTCTCTCCGAAGAAATCTTGGTGAGCAGATCATAGATTTTGCGGCGTGTATCCATTCGCATCACCATCCTTTCTTTGATTCGATTATATAGCGAATCAATATGGTTGTGAATAGATTCGCGATCGATTTCCCGATATCGGGAAATTGATGACTAACACCGCACTGCCGTCTGAATTCATGATATACTTATTTGTATTCAGATTCATACAAGTCATTGATGTGCATGTCGAGCGCTCGCGCAATGGCTTCCAGTTGCTTCAATGTTGGAGATACAAGACCGTTTTCAATATTATTGAGTGTAGTCTTGCTGATTTTCGTCAGCTCCTCCATCTGTTTCAACGTTAATCCGCGCTTCTGGCGTGCCTGCCATGTCAGTATCTCCATATGCGCTCTCTCCGTTTTTTATTCTTGCTCGTCCAGAGCAGCGCACAGGACTATTATACAAAATATTTTTCTTTTCTGTCTGGTAATATTTGGAAATCTTCCAATATGAAAATAAAAAAAGAGAGGTAAAGAGTATGAAAAAGGAAAACGTAAATGGTAAAAAAGGAAAAGGTTGTCTGGTCGTTATTGGTGTTGTTGTTGCTCTTGGCGTGTTGGGATCCTGTTTCGGCGGCACTTCCGATTCTGTTTCCACTACTGCTACAGCTACAACCGCCGCAGGCTCTGAGAGCAATGAGGCTATTACATCTGAAGCCAGCAATGAGGCTAACACAACTGAAGCTAACATTCCAACCGAGTATAAATCAGCACTGAAAAAAGCCGATGTGTATGCAAATACCATGCATTTTTCAAAAGCCAAACTGTATGACCAGCTTACATCCGAGTACGGTGACAGTTTCACCTCCGAAGAAGCGCAGTATGCTGTCGATAACGTTGAAGCAGACTGGAATGCAAACGCTCTTGCAACTGCAAAAAACTATCAGGATACAATGTCTATGTCCCCGGAAGCTATTCGTGATCAGCTTACATCTGATGCCGGTGAAAAATTCACCCAGGAAGAGGCTGATTACGCTATCTCCCATTTAAACTAATCATCAATTTTATATATAAGCTGCTCGGTGCTACTATCACCGGTCGGCTTAACCAAAATTTTCTTACCGGATGCCCGGAAAAATTCGAGAATATTGTTTTTTTCAAAGGAGTGATCTCATGCCATTATTAAAAACAATTATACGTCTGAGGACTACTGGAATCTATCCAGGACTCACGATCCGGATCCGGGATCTCTTAAATTAAAGTTGCACCGGTGCAACTCCCATAAATAGCAAAACCGCCCGGTGCTGGAACATCGGACGGCTTCACATAGACTTTCTCTTGCCGGATGCTCCGGGAAGATATAATCAGCCTGAACACCTGAATTATATCATTCCTGGAACATCCTGGCAAGGGGTGTATTTTTTATACCCTAAATCCATATGGTTTACAGGAGATGATATAGTATGGCACAAAATTTAAGGATCGGCGCCGCCTATATCCGCGTCAGCACCGATGATCAGGCAGAGCTGTCCCCCGATGCACAGCTCCGTGTGATCCTGGATGAGGCAAAAAAAGACGGCTTTATTATTCCTCCGGAGTATATTTTCGAAGAAAAAAAAGGCATTTCCGGAAGAAAGGCCGGAAACCGGCCGGAATTCCAGAGGATGATCGCCGTCGCAAAATCCCAGAGCCCGGCTCCCTTTGAACGTCTGTATCTCTGGAAGTTCTCCCGCTTTGCCCGCAATCAGGAAGAAAGTACCTTTTACAAAGGTGTTCTCCGAAAGAAATGTGGGGTGGAGATCAAAAGTGTATCAGAGCCGATTGCTGATGGGATGTTCGGCAGGCTGATCGAATCCATTATTGAGTGGTTCGATGAATACTATTCTTACAATCTTTCCGGAGAGGTGCTCCGAGGTATGACCGAAAAGGCGCTCCGGAACGGATACCAGGTGGTTCCTTCTCTCGGTTACAAAGCTGTAGGCGACGGAAAGCCCTTTGTGATCGATGAAGAGAAGTATCCGATCGTGGAATATATTTTTCAGGCATACGTCAGCGGTCTGGACATGACCGGAATCGCCAGAAAATGCAATGAACGGGGATGGACCAGCAAGCGCGGGACACCTTTTGAACGTCGGACAGTCTCCCGGATCCTGCATAATAAATTCTATGCCGGTACGGTTGAATGGAATGGGTATTCTTTTCAAGGCCCCCACGAAGTACGTCCCTCCGTCACTGATTGCTTTGAATCGGCGCAGGAACGCCTGAATCAGGAATACCGCCCGGCTAATCGGCGGGACGTGTCTTCCTGCAAGCACTGGCTTTCCGGTCTGCTCCATTGTTCGATCTGCGGTGCAAGCCTTTCTTTCAACCGGGCCGGTCGTGTAAAAAAACGTGGAGACACTTTCGTATGCTGGAAATACGCGAAAGGTGTCCATAAAGGCCCTGCTTCGATCTCTGCCAACAAGGCGGAAGCTGCTGTAATGGCTTCCCTGCACTCTGTCATTGAATCGGGGACTGTCGAGTTTGAGCATATCAGAAAGCAGCCTTCCGAAGGCACCGATGAGATTTCTATTCTTGACGCGGCGCTGGCCCGCGTTGCCGTAAAGGAGAGCAGGATCCGGGATGCTTATGAATCTGGGATTGATACCCTTGAAGAATACAAGGATAATAAGCTTAGAATTGCAAATGAACGGCAGGAGCTTCTTGCCGAGATCGAACGGTTAAAAGGGATTGCTGCTTCCGCTCCGGATGATGTTCCGTCCGAGGAAGAGGTTCTGAACCGGATCAAAGATGTATATAGTCTTCTCTCGGATCCAGATGTCAGCTACGATGTGAAGGGTGCTGCGGTCCGCAGCATCATTTCGGATATCGTTGTTGATCAGACACAGAAGGAAATTCATTTCCACTATTACGCATAA